CGCCCAGCAGTAGCCCACGCCGGCATACGTGCCGCGCCAGCGGTAGTTACCCCGAGGGTTCCGTCAATGATTACACTCATGGGGTGTCCTTAGAGTACGACCCAGCGGCTACCGCTGGATACTGTGATGATGATGCCATCGGGTACCGTGATCGGACCGACAGTGCTGGCGTTCTTGCCGCCCGGGATTGTGTAGCTGGCCGTGACTGCTTGGTCGTTTTGCACGAACACCTCGTCGTCCCCGCCGCCAGTGGCGCCAGATTTCGTCGTGAGCGCGGCTGTGAGCGCGTCTGTGGTGTTGAGCAGGGTCTCGATGACTTCGGCGTTGATGCGCAGGCTGACCGCCGCACCGGCTGTCCACGCCCTTGCCGTGGTGTTGTCCTGCGCGCGCACGACAGTCAGGCTGTCCGTAGCGCGCGCTGTCACCTTCACGATTTCCCGGTCGAGCGCCGCGTTCTCAAGGGTGAGGAAGAAGTACTCGTCCACGCCAAGCACAGGGAAACGCAGCCCATGCCCTGACGTGACACTGATCGTGGTCTCCACGTTGGTGATGCTCGACGCCAGCAGGCTGTAGGCGAAGTTTGTGAATTTGATGAGCGCCATGTGGGTACCTTATGCGAAGGGGCGCATCTCGACAGAGAGCGTGCCCACATTATATTCAGTGCTTGCGCGGTACCGCGCGGCAGCCAGCCTGTGTGCCCAATGCTTGCCGTGGTACATGGCCAGCTTCTCGTTGGTCCACGACCTGCTCGGCATCATCATGAGCTGGTGCAGCACCCCGTGGAACAGTTCCCGGTTGAACTCGTCGTGGAGCCACTCTGGGAGCACATCTGCGTCAGATGTCGGGCGCGCGTTCACAGTCAGGTACAGGGTCGCTTCTGCGTCGGGCACCGGGGCCAACTGGATGGTCTGGCGGTCACGCGCGGTCACGAACACGGGCTGGCCGTCGTCTGCCTCGGGCCAGCTTCGGCGTGCGCGCTGCACGGCGCTGAACGTGGCCCAGCGCAGGGGGATTTTGCTGCCGTCGGCCAGTATGAGGTGCGCAGCGATGATGTCCGTGGACTCGCAGTAGGTCACCCCGGTAGAGACGGCGTACTCGTAGGCCCCGATGGTCACGGCGATGGGCACCGCCTCCACCGCCAGCACCTTGGCGCGCTGGCACAGGTCGGCAGCGACGGTGCGGATCGAGCTGGTGATGACGGCTGTGGGGCACCCCGGGAGGTGCCCGGACAGCTCGGGCATCAGCGTGCTCATGGCCACTGTGGGGGTTAGCGTGGACGCCATGGTGGGTTACCCTTCGCGGCTGGTGCCGCCTGATTCGGAATCGGTGATCTTGCGTGTGGACAGCCCTGCGTTGAGCGCCGCCTCGAAGTCCCCCTTGAACGCTGCGGCCCGGCCAGACTCCACGTGCTCGGCGTCAACGGACTCCAGCAGCCACGCCGTGCCGTCGATGATGGCCGGCATGTACGCGTCGGGCAGGGGGATGGTGCCGCCCAGCACCACAATGACAGGGCTTTTGGCGTAGACGATGCTCAACGCCGCGCCGACAGTTGGCGGGGGGTACACATAGAACCGGTTCGGGTCGCGCGGGTAGCGCATCCAGTCGGTCGGCGCCGCAGTCGCCGCTGCCGCCCATGCCGGGGCCATCAGGTCGAGCGTGTCTTGGTTGATTTCCTTCAGCGCGACGTTGGCCGCGTTGGCCACCACGTCCACGAGCCGCAGGGAGTCCACCGGAGCGGACTGCAGTACGCCCGCCACACAGTTGATGCTCACGTGCGTGGAGAACAGGTCGGGGCGGATGATCGCTGTGCGGCGCAGTATCTGGTTGACCCGGCGAACGACGAACTCGTCGCTGTACCGGTAGAACGAGGCGCGGGTGTCTGAGACGGCCTCGCGGACATCGAGCAGCACGTCGGCGACGGTGAAGCTCATAGCCCGGGCGTCGTCAGGAATGACGGCAGGTTGCGCGTGGCGTCAGCCGAGACAGCCTCCTCGTCTACCGCGTCCACCACGGGGGTGGGCTTGGCGCGGCGCTTCAGGCCCTTGGGGGCTTCGGCGGCTTCGGGCTCCGGGAGGACATCTTCAAAGTCGTCGCGCTGAGCGAATGCCGGTTGCCAGATGTACACGATCCCGGTGGGGATGTGCCGTAGGTGTTTGTCTGCTGCCATGTTTCTCTCCAGAAGTAAGGGGGCACGTGGCCCCCTTATTCGTTACCACGTGGTGGGGTTACACCTGCGAAGACGGCGCTTCGACGATGGTACCAAACACGCGCACACGAAGCAAGCCGTTTCCGAGAGCAGCGGTGCTCTGGAGCAGGCGCACGTAGGATGCGGTGCCGGTGTTCACCACGGTGTTCGCAGCGGTACCCAGCTTGATGAGCTTGGTGCCGGCAGCGGCGTCGGTCGCCCAAGCGGTCAGGCCGGTGACGCTGGTGCCGCCGATCTGGACGGCCAACGTGCCGGCAGCGGTACCGGGGCGGATCACGGTGACGGCTGCGGCGGTGACGATCATGCCGGCGAAAGCAGGCAGCTCGAAGAAGTCCACAGTGTCGGCAGCGCCGACGGCCATCTTGGCGCCGTCAATGGTGAAGTCCAGTACCACGTTGCCGGGGAAGGCGGCGCGGTCCGTGGATGCGGGGGTGAGGCCTGCGGAACGCAGGTTGTCGATGGTTTTTGCGGTCATGAAAATACTCCAAAAAGAGGGGATGAAGACCCCGGCCTAGGCCGGGGCCACTCAGTTACGCGCGGACGTAGCCCAAAGCCAAGGCTTCGGGCTTGACGACCTTGGAGCCGTAGACCTGCAGGCCACGGATGATGTTGCCGAAGGTGGATTCAGCGCGCAGGCTTTCCATCTCGGTCATCTGCGAGGCGAAGGTCAAGCCCATCTTGTGGCCAGCGACGATGCTGAAGCAGTTGGCGCCGGTGTCGACAACTTTGTTCAGGTTGTGGCTGGTGTACAGCGTGAAGCGGTCCAACATGCCCAAGCGACCGTTGCGGATCACGGACATGCTGTCGCCACTGATCGAGGCGTCCTTCAAGTCGGACTTCTTGATCATGCCGGCCACCCATGCAGGGATGACGGCGTAGCGGCCAGACTCAGGCGCATTGGCTTCGTCCAGCACGGTGCCGAGGTCCACAAAGAATTCCAGCACGTTGGCCTTGGTCAGTTGCAGCGCGGTGCCGGTGACGCCCAAGTTGATGTTGCCACTGATGCGGCCAGCGGTTGCACCACGGTTGGTGGCGGCGATGTCGGTCAACATGCTCGTCAGGATTTTGCCGTCGATGGCCAGCTTCATCTTCTCCGAGGCGTCCTTGGACCACATGTCCATCAGGTTGATGTCCGACTGAACCTTGTCCACGTCGTCTTCGATGGCGCTGAAGTAGTCGCCTTGGTCGATCAACAACTGGATTTTGGCCTTGTCAGGACGGTCCACGGTCAGGTTCATGCCCTTGGCGTAGGGACGGATCGTGATGTCCGGGGTGGTACGGATGTTCACCGTGTCGCCCATGGACTTGATTTCACCTTCGTAGTCGGTGTTGGAGATGGCCGCCAAGACGGACGCATCGTAGAAATTCTCGATCAGCTTGGCGGACCAAACTTCGGGAATGAAATTGCCGGCGTACTGCGCGGCACCAGCGGAAACGGGATAAGGCATTTGGGACTCCTAGAAGAAAGGGTGGTTGCTCAAGCCGCGCTAAGTTGCACGCGGCCCTCGCGCTGGGCTGTAAAAATATCGCCTTCAAGCGCTGCGGCTTCAGCGTCGCGCCCCTTGAACTTTCCATCGCGCTTGTTCCGGTAGAACTCAGCGATGCCGTCACGGGTCCACATCTTTGGCTGCTTCTGGGCAGGAGGGGCGGAGCCGGCGTTTGCACGACCGGGGGCTACCTGCTGCTCAAGCCGCTGGGATGCGGTCTGGCGGGTGTTCGTCGGGGCAGCGGCTGCGCCGGCTGCGCCTGCCTGCGGGGCGGCAAACCCTGCCTCACGCTTCCACGTCTCAAACATGTTCGCCACGCGCGCGATGTCCATCGACTTGTGTGCATCTTCCAAGAGCACTTGCCGCTGGATACCCGAGAAGGGCTCCACCGACAAAAGCCAGTCATGGAATTTGGGCAAGTCGTTGACGCGCGACCAATCGGGCACTGCAGCGGTCAGCTTTTCGTAGAAACGGTCGCTGGCCGACTGGGCCTGCGTGTTCGCTACTTGCTGAACGACGGGAACAACACCTTGGAGCTGGTCCAAGCGGCCCATAAGCTGGCGCATTGCGTTGGCGATGGGGGTCATTTCGTCACGGGCGGCACGGCGAGCGAACTCGACCATGTCTTCACCGTACTCGGAAACGTCCTTCTCGGTCACATGCGATTTGGCCTGCGTCGGTGCCTGCTGGGTCCGGGGACCCGCCTGCATCTGCGCGACCAGCGCTTCTAGGCTTTCTTTTTGCTGCGCGACTTCGTCGAGCTTTCGCTGCTGGGCGTTGTACACCCCCTGCAGCGAGCGCCAGCGTTGGGCGTAGGTGGGGTTGTTCTCGTCAGCGTCCTCACGGGCGACATTCGAGGGGGAAGCGGCTTCAGTGGCTGGAGACTGCGCCGGGTTGCCTTGCGGCTCGTCGGGGTTGTTCGTCGGGGCCTCGTCAGCGGGGGCTTGGTCGGAGGGCGCACCCTCCAGTTGGGCCATGCGCTGCGCAACACCGGCGTTGACTGCGTCGATCTGTTTCTGAAGTTGCTCTGGGAGTGCCATTTTTCAACCTTGCTTTCTGCTAAGGAGTCAGGGGACTTATGAGCTGCCGAAATTCGGTCAGACTCTGCACGCGCCCTTTGTACGTGCTGAATTGGTCCGCAGTCGCGAGCGTCATCGCCTCCAGCTCGGCGGCGCGCAGGCGGTTCAGCACATCCACAACTTGTGGGTACTGGCGCCCGATCTGCTTGAGCAGAGCGGCATCGTCGGATGAAGGGGTTAGTCTCATGGCTGCGTTTGTGTGTAAGCGCTCACATATTACACCAGCTTTGAACTGGTGCGCAAGATACTACCCGGGTATTTTCACGCCTGCCCGGTGTTCTGGTTGCTGACCACGTTGGACCCCTTGCCGCCCATGGGCGCTCCGCCCGGCCCGGTAGGTGGTGTGCGCGCGCTGGTCTGCTCACCGGTGGCGCCGGCTGGGGGCTGGCCGGCTGCGCCCTGCGCGGCCTGTGTGATCTGCGCCTGCCGAGACAGCTCCTGCGCCACTTCGAGCTGTTCGGCGCTGGGGACGATGTCGTCCACCGGCATCGAGAGGCCCTTGGCGACTTCTCGCAGGATGGCCGCGCGGCCCTTGGGTCCGACGATCTGGCTGTCGATGGGGTTCGCCGTGGCCTGCAGGAACTCGACCCGGCGCACGTTCAGTTGCTCGCGGTTGGCCAGCGTCACAGCGCCACGTGGGATGATTTCGCAGTCGCCCTTGATGTCCGGGTTGTCCACGAACTGCATGTTCCACATGTACTGCGCGCGCACCAGAGGGGTGATGACATCGAAGTCGATGTGCATGATGGTCTGGCGAATGCCCTTGCCGGCGGAGCCCATCAGCATGGACAGGCCCGAGGCCGTGCGGCCCGCGCCGCCCACGTTGCCGTCACCGTAGACGTAGGCCGGGATGCCGGACTGCTCGTCGGCCATGCGTGCGAACTGCTGGTACACGCCCAGAAGTGGCCCGCTGCGGTCATCGGGCTGGTTGAAGCGAATGGCGGGCTGGCCCGAACCGGTGGGGTCACTGACGGTCTGCCAGATTTTCCACGGGTACATCTTCGTGATCTTCTCGCCCTCGGCCATGCGGTCCACGTTGACCTCGACCTGTGGGCCAGAAGCAATGCCGAGGTTGTTGGCCAGTGCCCGCGCGGCGGCGTTGCACATGGCCTGCACGTCTTCGATCAGCTCGGGGTAGCTCATGCCCCACAGCGCGCCGGGGGATTTCACCGCCGAAGTCATGTGGTACGGGCTGTTGCCCAGCGGGTCGTGGTTGAGTGTCGCCTTGATGACATAGGGCCCGACGACCCACACACAGGCGTCGTACATGCGCGCTGTGTCAGGCACTTCCGCCTCAGTCAGGCCGAAGTCCAGCAGGTTCTTGCCGCTCACCCGGCCCCAGAACTCCAGCGCGTCGTACTTGCTCGAATCCGTGCGCCAGATGTTGAACTTGTTCTCCAACGCCGCCTTGCTGTGCTCGGCGGACCACAGCCACTCGGACGTGGAGCCCATGGTCAGCACTTCGCGGATGGCCTCCTCGTTGTATCCGGGCACGCCCAGCAAGTCGGACAGGTCCGCGTAGCTCAGGCGGTGGTGCTCGATGCAGTACCCGTCGGACAGGCGTGTGACACCCGGCTCAGGGTAGAAGCGGTACGGGTCGACACGGTTGTAAGTGGGCACTAACTTATCTGTAGCGGTAGGCGTATAGGAGCCGTCGGGCTCCTGCGACCAGTCCAGCTGGCGCTTGCGCCGGACCACGGGGCCCTTCAGGATGGCTGCCGGGTAGGTGGCCAAGTCGCTGATGAACGCGGTGAAGCCGTCCACCATGCCGCCCTCGGCGAACTGGTCTTCGATCTGGCGCTTCATGGCCTGCGCGCGGTCGTCCGCTTCCTTGGTGATGGACTGGCGAATCTCCTCTTTCGCGCGATCCTCGAAGGTGGTCATCATCACCGGATCGAGGGGCTGGCCCTGCTGAATCGCTGTGATGACGTTCTTGCCGATCTGCTGGGTGACCTTCTCGGCGAAGTCCGGCGCCATGTCGGGCACGACCGTCGGGCGCAGGTCGAAGGGGACGATGCCTTGGTCCAGCAAGATGTCGCGCAGCCAGCTCTCGGCGCCACGGCACTTGGTTGCGGTCAGCATCATGAACAGCTCGGAGCCGCCGGACTCCTTGATTGCGGCCAGCTTGTCGGGCTCGTACTCACCGGTGCGCTGGCGCAGCGCGCGCAGCATCTTGTTCTCGATGGGCAGTTTGGCGTCTCGCGCCGCTTCCCAGCAGCGGCGCACGTGCGCGGCCAGCCCGGTGATGACTGGCGCCGGGTCGTAGGCCGCCTTCGCAGCAGCGTCTGCCTCCTCGGTGTCGAGTTGCGCGTTGTTCTTGAAGACGACAAGTCCGGTCATATGCGTGTGTTCCTGCGTAGATGACGGCTATGGTACCGCACAACAATGGCGGTCAAGCAGGTATTTCGCACAGCTTCAAGCCCATCTCTTCAACAACAACCTCCCA